CAGGTTAAAGCCAATAAAGAGCTATACTGTTCTGGGATGTACAAAGGTATGCGAGCAGTAGGACGCTCTGCGTTGTCAGCTACAACTGGCGTGATAGTTGAGGATGTTTGCGACACGATTGATAAAATCGTAGAAGAAGATGCTTAAAATAGGCAGTCTTCTAAAAGCGCTAGCTCCTACTGTCGCACAGGCCGCAGGTGGCCCGATGGCTAGTATGGCGGTAAAGATGGTGGCTGCAAGAATGGGTTCGCCAGATGCTTCTGTGGAGCAAATAGAAAAGATTCTTGAAACTCAGCCAGAAAAGGCTTTGTTAGCTAAGCAGGCTGACAACGAGTTCCAAGACAGGCTTCGTGAAATGGAGATAAACCTTGAGTCATTTAAGGCTGAGGTTGATGACAGGAAGGATGCAAGAGAGAAGTTCTCTGATGACATCATGCCTAAAATCTTTGCTTTGATAGCTTTGATAGGTTTCTTGGGATACGTCTTCATGGTAACAATACAGCCTCCTGACGCAAATGATGATGGCGTAGTTAATCTTATATTAGGTTACTTAGGCGGTCTTGTGTCAGGTATATCAGCCTATTTCTACGGCGGTAGTAATGGAAAGAAATGAAATGGAAAATCTAATTAAGAGCTTGAAGCGTCACGAAGGCGCAGAGAGTTTTGTTTATCTGTGTCCTGAGAATCGCTACACAATAGGTGTAGGTCGCAACGTAGACAAGCGTGGCGGTATTGGTTTGTCTGAGGATGAAATAGACTATCTTCTATCTAATGATATTGTTAGGTGCATTAAAGAGATTAACAAAGAATATTTGTGGTTCGGTGATCTTGATGAGGTTAGAACTGAAGCAGTTATAAACGCATTTTTTTGTCTTGGCGCTACGAGGTTTCGTGGTTTCCAAAAAATGATACAGGCGTTTGAAAAAGCTGATTATAAGGAAGCTGCTGCTCAGCTATTAGATAGTCGTTTTGCTCAGCAAACAGGGAATAGAGCTATTGAGCTGGCTCAGATGATTGAGACCGGAAAATATGTATGAATACAAATGCAAGATCGTAAGAGTCGTTGATGGAGACACGATAGATGTTGACGTTGATTTGGGCTGGTCTACTTTTCGTTGCGGTGAGCGCATACGTTTGTATGGTGTTGATACTCCAGAGTGCCGCACAAGAGATGTTAAAGAAAAACAGGCGGGACTTGCAGCCAAGGATTATGTCACTAGACGATTACAGCTTGGCGGGACTTACACTCTCACAACAAAAGAGAAAGGAAAATTCGGACGATACCTTGGAGTAATATTGCTTGAAGACGGAACGTCTATCAACTCAGCGTTAGTTGAGGAAAACCTAGCAGTTGCTTATCACGGTCAAAACAAGTCTGATATACAGAAAGCGCATAAGGAAAACTATAAGAAACTAAAAAAGAAAGGCATCATTTAGTGCAAAGCGCCTCCATAGTAATGCGTTGTTTGGTAGCTTAAAAACTTGTCACAGACCTCATCGTTACTAAATATAAACTCATCCATGTTAGCTAAGTTAAAAGCGATAGTAGCTATATAGTTAAGATCATCCTCTGACATTCTATCTTCTACTTCTTCAAGCCATTCTTCAATTTGTTCTTGGCTCTTCATACAAAACTCTAGTCGCTTCATTTCAACGCCTCCAACAATAATGGCAGCTCGTAGATACTGGTCAAGTGCTTGTACTTTAGCATTCTAGCATCTTGCTTTATCTTTCTTACGGATATTTTCTCGCCAGCTTTGTAATCCTGACCGCAGTCTGTTTCCCAAAACCAGAACTTAGCACAACAACCCATTACATATACCAAGTTATCCGTATGGCAGACAGAAGCAAAAATGTAAGCATCGCAATTCTGGTTTCTTAGATAATCAGTGAGCATGGCTTGATTGTTGTCTCCTACTCTGGCGAACCTAGAATTGCTGCTCTTTACGTCTATTCGTATACCTTCAGCAAGGAAGTCGTAGTCATAGGTGTCATCATGGCTGTGAGCTATACCAAGGCTTGCTAGTGCCTGAGATGCAGCCAATTCGCCTATAACTCCAGTAGCATAGGAGTTCTTATTAACAGACCGTCCATTAAGCGATTCAGGACTGTTGTTGGCAATCTCTCGCCAGAGCGGATCTATTTCAAGGATTGCTTTTTTCATTCACAGGCCAAGGCACATGAATGCCCATCTTGTCACCAAAGTGACGGTTTAAGGTCTCATAGACTTTAACGTAGTCAACTTTCTCGGCCTCGGCTGTAGAGTCTTTGCCTGTCATGGCTTCCTGAACTGGCCTCCACAGGTGTTCTTTAACGCCTGCCATTGTCCAATCAATGGATGCTTTATGCTCTAAGACCTTCTCCATTCCCAAGCCAGCAGAGTTCAGCTCGTCAGCCATGAGCTGACACCAAACGTGGAGCGCGGAGTTCTGTTTGAGTGAGCGTTGCTTGCCAGTTGCCCATTTGATTACTAGGTACTTGTCCTTGGCATACAGCTCGTCCATATGCTCCTTGAACATCTTCATTGCGTTGTCGCTATTAACTATCCAGTGCTGGCCTTCGTTTATACTCATATCAAATATACCCAATGAATTCGATTCTTCCGTCATTACCTTCTGCTCGCGCTGCTTGTATTAGTGCAAATTGCTCACGGTAGTGCCTAGCAACGTCTTTAAGGTTCTTCTTATAATCTTTAGCGAGACCAATGTTTTCACGCTTCTCACGCAATATGCCAATGGCCTGCTCGCCAAGATGAGCCTCTGCCCAGCGCTGGAAGTCATCAGGATTGCTACCTAGCTTCTGGTGACAGCCAAAGCAATGGGCAAAGGCGTTCATAGGATCAAAGCGCACAGCGTATGCTCTGCGTCCAAAGTAGTGGCTACAGTGAAGTCCTTGCGATCCTTCCTCATACTGTGTGCCGCAGGCTTCGCAGCACCAGTTAGTTCTGGATCTGACGCATTTACTAAACATAGTATCTGCCGCAGTGATCTTCATGCTCTGACCTTCAAGACTAAGTAGCGTCTTGCTCCTTGATCTGAGAACTGTTTTACCTTGTACATATCCTCATTCTTACGCAAGAAGCTGTTAATGGAATGATAAGCAGTCCTCATGTCATCATAGTCATCAAATGACAGAGCTTCGGTTTCGTCCATATCAAGCCATCGCACAACATACTTGCTGCGCGATGCTACTCTCTTGATACCTTCTTCTTTTAGGTTGATTACCTTCATTAGAATGGTATGTCCTCAAAGCTGGCTGGAGCTGCTGGAGCTGCTGGAGCGCTGTCCATAGGCTTAGACCACTTCATTGAGATGTACGGCTCACCGCCGCCTTCAGGAGTGTTCTTCCAACCTTTCAAGGCTATCTTGCCGCCTTTGTTTAAAGATACCTGACCGTTATCCAGAGCTGTTACAAGCTCTCGTAGGACGGCTGGGTCAATCTGACCGTAGTATCCGTCATCATAGCTAGACTTATTTACACTAGTTAGTGTGGTGAATGCGTTGCTCATTTAACTTCTCCGTTTCAGTTTTAACAATGTTGGCTGCTGCTATTAGTATTTCGGCAGCTTTATCTATCAGTTCATTATCGCGTTTTACTTCAATAATTATTGGCTTCAGGTCTGGGTGGTAAGACATGAAGTAATAAACGTCAAAACCCATGATATACATGGTGGATTGCACTTGTTGGATGTACTCAGTAGGCAGCTTTTTCGAGCGCATATACCTAACGTGAGTGTTTGCCTTTGGGCATTTGATTTCAACTCCGGTCTCTATTTTCCCATCAAGAGTAAATAATCCGTCTGGAGAGCATCCGATGTCATAATCATCGTGCATATGGAAACCAACTTCTTGAACGGTAACGTCCAAGTACATCTCAAAGTTAGCTCTGGCCTGAGCCTCAAGCAAAGTACCACGCTCCATATCGTAGCTTTGGAACGTATCCATAGGCTTTTGCATGAGGCGCTCAGCTATCACTTGATTCAGGTAGGTCTCTCTCACGCCCGATGCTGTCTTTTCGCCTCGACTCGTAAACAAAGATTTCATATTTGAGCTGCTGATAATACCGCACCGCGCTTGATGCCATTCTGGACTTCCTTGATCGCAATAAATCACTCTGGTCATAACGTACTCTCCATAAAGAATTAGCCAAACAATGCAAAGCTATACACTCTTTGCACCAGCGATTGCTGCGCGGCTTAGACTTCGCGCAGACATCGCAGGTAGTTTCGGTCTTGTTCATTGAGCCTTCTTGTTGATGATAGCCATTTCAAGCTGATCAGCCTGATCAAGACTCAGTATCCAAGTCTCAGCTCCGACAAGTTTTAAGGCTCGTTCTTCACTGATTTTAATCTCTGCAAGGTCTTTCTTAATCTTTGCTATGCGAGAATCAGAAGCGATCTTAGGCTTTTGCTTGCGGTCACCGTGAGTGGCGCGGTCAGCATCATCATCCAATTTCGGATCTGAAATTAGAAAAAGGCTCGCGAGAAGATAGCGCTTTGCGTAGGTGTAGCAGCCGCCACAGGATTGAGCGTCACGCGCTTTCTTATCTACCACGCAGTCCTGAGTGAACTGCTGGCCGCTAGGCATATGGTGCATCCATATTCGAGTTCCAGCGGTCTCATCAGAGTTAATGTCTTCAAAGTGAAAGAATATGTCCTGCTCAGATAAGACGCTGTGTACAGCAGGCAATAGGTCTTCTAGCTTGTGGTACTTGTGACCATTAGCAAAGCCGTTGATGCCTGATTTCTTAGGAGAGGTGAAGTTTGATTGTGCGGCAAAAAAAGCCGTCCAGAATTGTTGCTTGTCCATTTTAAGATTCCGTCAAGAATGAATGAGACTAGAAGTGTACAGAGGTTATTTACAGGTGTCAACAAAGTAGGTGTGCAGGCAGTCCGAAGGAGAAACGGCTTGCTGACGGAGGACAAGATGTAGTGGTATTTTACAAATTTGGGAGCATATTGAGTAGACCCAAATATCAGTCACTACATACTGCCTGCACATATGGGTATTGTATCTCACTAACAAATTGGAGTACACTGGCAATCCGGTGTGATAAATCCTGACCGTAACTCAGCGATTATGGCCTATGGGTAGCCTGAAACGCCCAGATAGCACAAGGTTTCCGAGATTGATGGGATCGCGCCTGAGCAGCAGAGTGATGGCGACAAACCAGTTTAGCGGACACGATGGTGGCTTGACGCAGCAATCATGGAATGATGAAGCGTTCTGGCAATAGAAACCTGTGGATCATGCTCCTGTAGGATACTAAGGTGTCCCAAACCATCTAAATGACTTTTTTCTCCAAATAAGTGTGAAATTAGTTGACGGTAAGTGTGATTACTGTAAAATGCTTTACATGGAGTCGCACAACGCTGCTCGTCTTAAGGAGAAACATGATGGGAAACATAGTTTTAGAGATGAACAAGGCCACTGGACACGCAGGCCGAACTGTAGAGTTTTATGTGGAAATGGCTAACCGTTTAGTAGAAGCAGGTTTTAACTGCAAAGCTCGTCAGAAAGAAGCATTTGAGGCTCTTAACAGAGCTTACTCAAAGGTTCGCAGTGGATTCGATACTCCTTATGAGCTTCACAATGTTCGCTTAGATAAGCACTCAGAGTTCTACGGTGACAACGCTTCTACGGTGGCTTCGCTCGTAGAGTTGCGTGGACTTGTTAAAGATACGCCAATCATTAAAGAATCTAAGGAGCTGTCCGAGGTAGAAGTAAAAGACGCTGAGGTTAAGTCTTTTATGAGCGACTTGCTTAAAAAGCGTAAGCAGCAGTTTGCTGAAGGCATCAAAGTTGCTGAACTGTTTGGCGGTCTCGATGTTTATGTTAATCCTCACATGGTAATTAATCATGTTGGAACTGAGTTTGTACGATGCTATTACTACCTGTACGGCAAGCTGACTCCACTAGCGGTGATTATCGCTGTAGCACAAGAGCTTGAGCGTAAAAAAGCAAAAGCAGCCTAAAACCAAGCGCCTCTTCGGAGGCACTCTTGACGGAGATAAATTATGTTTGATGTCTATTGTCCACATTGCGGCGAACCTTACGACCAAGACGTATTCCACGAGCCAGAGGCTTACGATGCGCCAGAAGGCAGCTACCAGCAGTCTGCTGCGCTTTTCAAGATCAACGGCTGCGGTATGTTCCAAGCTGACCCAGCGATCTGCACACGCAAGCCTATAGAGCCTGCTGACCGCATGGAGCTTATCAAGGCTGGCATGAATCTTAGCGAGCATCCTGATGAGTGGTTGATGTTCCTTTAGTCAAGGACAAATCAGCCGAAAAAACTTGTGAATTTGTCCGTAGATGGTTTACGGACAGATTGACCAAAAAAAACCACTAATTTGTCCTGACGGAGAAAAATTATGTCTTTTAGCTATAACCAGATCGTTTCTAAAGTAGAAGAGCTTGGCCTAGATCCTTACTACGATATGGACTCTTTGCCTGAATCTGACCGAGATGACATCCTTGATCATCTTTTCCTAGCCTGTGATGCGGCTGATAACCTTGACGCTGCTCTGTTTACGTTCATGGACGGCTCTGACGCTGCGCGCATGATTGTCTCTCTTGCCTATGGCAACCTCGAAGAAGTAGGCAAGGCGCAGAAAGTCTTGCAGAAAACCTTGATGGACACTGCCGCAGCTTACCTAAGAACAGCCGTTCGCAAACATTACCAGTTGGAGAAGTAACATGATGGAATTTAATTTAGATCAAACAAACGAGCTGCTAGACGCATTGGTCATGGGCAGCATGGTTGCGAACTATCCTGAGTTCGTTGAGGCATACGGTCATGAAGTCGCTGACCAGAAGTTAGGACGTATGTTTAGCCGTGATTGGGATCGTCTCAAGGAACAGGTCTGGGAAGTAACCTATCCTCAGTATCGCGCTCAGATGTACGCTCTCGCAGCACAGGAGGACGCACGATGCGGAATCTAACTGGCATGGCTGCTGGACTGCTTGTTATCGTAGGATTTCTTATGGCTGGAGGCTCAGACTTTGAGGAGGCCAAGGCTGCTGAGTTTCGCTACTGCTCAGATGTTGCGCTCTGGCGCACTTACCAAATGACTGACGGCTCTAGTCGCTACGGTCATCCTGACTACAAAGGCATCTATGATGATGTCTGCAAGGAGCTTGAGCCGCATGATCAGCCTTAGACCTCACCAGATAGTAGCCATTGACGCGCTGCGTGACAGTCTCAGAGCTGGCAACAAGCGAGTCATCCTCAGTGCGCCTTGTAGCATGGGCAAGACGATTATCGCCTGTTATATAGCTATGAAGGCCGTAAAAAAGAACCCAAAAGTCAGAGTGGCGTTTTTTTGCGATAGATTGAAATTGTTAAGCCAAACAGAGCAGACCTTCAAGAGCCTTGGCGCAAGCTACTCAGTGCTTCAAGGCGACAGTCCTAAGTACGATCCAAATGAAAACATTCAGATAGTCAGCACAGCTACAGCCGTCAGGCGCAACCACTTTACCTATGACATAGCAATCATAGATGAGGCGCACAATATGTATAAAGGCTTGCTAGACCAAATGAGGCGTTTTAACAACCTGACCTTCATCGGACTTACCGCCACGCCTTATAGCCGTTCTATGGCCTCTGAAGGCTTATGGCAGGATCTCATTGTTACTACCACTCCGCAGGATTTAATAGACGCTGGCTGGCTTTGTCCGACTGACTACTATCATGGCAGGACAGTTGATGTCTCTGACCTGA